CCTTGAAGATGCCGTCGCTGGCAGCCTCCACCTTGTTCAACTCGATCTGGGCAAGGTCACCCTGCTGTGCCATCTCAAGGAGACGCACCTGCATGTCAGCCTTGGCCTTCTCCGCCTGACCCTTGTCGGGGATGACCTTGTCGAGGAGACCCCCGAGGACGGGCAGCAGGGCGGTGACGAGGGGCAACATGGTAGTCTCCTTACTTCCTTACCCCGGAGGGGCTCACGGGCCAGCTCTTCCTAGCAGGACCAGTCTTCTTCTTGGCCATGGTGGCCTTCTGGGCGGGGGTCATCTTGGCGGCAGCGGCGGCAGGACGGCAGGCGGGGTAGCCCCTCTTGGACTTCTCCGCCCCACTCCGGCCACAGGCCTTGCCCGTCTTTACGTCAACCCACTTCTCGCCGAACCACTTCCCCAACCCGCCCTTCACTTCTTCTTCACGCGGTTGTCCGCGCCTCCCCACGTCCCGCCCTTCTTCTTGTACTCCTTGGCAGCCCACGCATTGGCATAGGCGCTGGGGTACACGTCGAACTTGGCTTTGGCCGCCGCCTTGGCAGCAGCCCACAGCTTGGGGTTCTTGGGGGTAGACTTGGCCATGTCAGCAGTTCCACGCCCGGAGGGACTTGTTGATGCGGGAGTTGGGATCGTTGGCCGTCTTCGCGGAGGTGAGCTTCTTCTTCATGCCCTTCATGCGGGCACAGAAGCTATCCCGGCGGGGACCACCCTCAGGCTGAGGCGCCTTGAGACCGGGCTTCCCCGGGTTGGCCCTATTGTAGGAGGCGCGGCCCTTGGCATTGAGACCCCCCTTGGGGTTCTTGCCTTCGGCGCGCTGCCACGCGGGGGTCTTAGCCATATGCCTGCTCCAAGCTGCGGGTGCTGATGAATTCCCAGCCCCCGTGAGGGAAGCCCCCCGACACACCCTTAAGTAGTGTAACCCCGGAGGTCCACATGGACTGGGCTGGCCCAGCATACCCTTCTTTTTGGGTGGGGTCAAGGTAGCACCCGGCCACCAGCCCCATCATCTTGTGTTTGCCCTTGCGCACCGCCACGTCCCAGATGTGAGAGTGGCCCATGATGCAAGAGCGGTACTGCTTCTTGAGGAGGGTGGCGGCGGGGTACTCCCCACCCACGCTCTTCCCCATGACCCCCGTCACGAAGTAGTGGGAGGCTGCCATCCCCTTCACCTCGTACTCCTCAAGGAAGGGAACTACCTCCCACCCCTGCAGGAAGAGGTTGGCAGTACTAAGGGTACCCTGCAGCTCGGGGACGTTGTCCAGCGCCCTGTCAATGCGGGCCTCGTGGTTCCCCATGAGGAAGACCTTCTTGCCCTTCCACTCCCCCAAGGTGCGCAGCGCCACGTTGGCAGCCTCGATGTCGGCGGCTACCGTGCGGCCATCGAAGGAGGCCTTGCGCTTCCCGCTCCCCGTGAGGCTGCTCCCATCGTAGCTGCTGAGGGAGGGCATGTCCGCCAGATCCCCAAGACAGAGGAGCATGTCGGGGGTGGTGTCCTGCAGGTACTTGAGGAGCCAGCGGAAGCGGCGGGGGTTGACCCCGGGGCGGGCATGGGAGTCCGGCAGGACCAGTATGTTCACTTGAAGACCTCCTTGAGGCTGGGCAGATCCTGCTTCTTGTCCCCCAAGATGAGCTTCCAGATGGTGGGTCCCACGCCCTCCCCGTGGCACCACACCCTGATACCCATCTGACGGGCATTCTCGAAGAAGTACTGGGCGTCCTGCGAGGCCGCAATGAGTTCCCCGGTACTCCAGAACTTCTTGTCGGTCTGCCCGATGGTGATGTGCATGTACTTGGGGCGGCCCTGCTCATCCTTGGCCGTCTTGTCGATCTGCCCCTCGGGGTAGCAGAAGTCGAAGCCGAAGAGGTGGAACTCGCTGTACCCCAAGGACTGGGCAAGGGAGAGGGCCCTCCACGCAGCACACGTCCCCCCGTTGATGAGGAGGCTGCCCTCCGGGAAGACCTCGCTCTTGATGAGGGCCTGCGTCATTGCATGCCAGCCCCACACGTTCTTGGTCTTCGACATCACGTGCTTGGTGACAGAAGGATCCGACATGGAGGCCACCAGCACCTTCGTGCTAGGGGGGATGTCCTCAAGGAGGTCGGTGCGCTTGATGCCGTGGGTGGAGATCCCATCCACCGCCCGGGGATCCAGCAGGACGAGGTACTCGGGATCCACGCCCCACCCCACCACCGTGGGGAGCGAGTGCTTCACCACCGCGATGTCGGCACCCTCGCGCCACATCTTGACGATCTTGTCCTTGCGCTTGTGGATGTCGGGGCCCGCCGACACGATGAGGAGCTTCCTGTCGTGGGGCTTCGCCTTGGTGATCCACCTCTTCAGCAGGCCAAGGTTCTCCTTGACGTTGTTGATGATGTGGTCCTTGGGCATGCAGTCTTGGGCCGTAACCTTGAGAGGCATGGCGCCCATACCCGCCGGGGGAAGGTCCGGGAGACCCTCACCCACCGCAGCGATGTTGACGATGCCGCCGCCCTGCACCGCGTCCTTCGACTTGTACACCTTCTTTTCGCGGAGAATGGTGGTGAAGGTGACTTCCACTCCACGGAACTCTGCGGCGGGAATCCCCCCGGCGTTGTCGGGGGTGTAATAGTCGTCGAAGACCACCACGGGAATGCGCTTGCACATCTCCCAGTCGTGTGCGATGGTCTCCACCGAGTGGCCCCCATCAAGCCACGCGAAGTCCACGCCGGGCACCTCCCGCAGCGTATCCTTGGTGTCACCCTTGGTGAGGTAGAAGTCGAAGTGCTTGCCCTTCTCCTTCATCGCGAGGCCGAAAGCGTGGAGCTTTGCCGTCACCTCCTCCAAGGAGAAGTGCTTCTTGACGTTGTGCTCCTTGGCATCGGTGTCCGCTGAGGCTTCCTCGAAGAGGTCATACCCATGGTAGACAACGTGGTCCCATTTCCCAAACGCAACCTGCGCCATCTGGATGGCCCGATCACCATTCCATGTGCCGGTTTCGAGGATGGTGCGTGGCATGTAGTGCTGGACGAGAGCCAGCAACTGGTCGTATCGGGTCTTCAACCCGTTGATCACCTTGTTCTTCCGGGCGCCCTTGAGGTGGGTGAAGACCTCCTTGAGGGGGCTATTCTCAAAAGCGTCGAGCCCCACGTAGTTGGGGTCCACGAGGTTGACGGCTTCCAGCCCATGCAGCTTGTGCATCTGGAGGACGCGCTCGAAGATGAAGGCGTCGGTCCACTCGCTGTAATTGAAGATCTCCCCGCTCATGTACAGGTCGTACATGTCGGCGATGACGGTGCGCCCCTCGTTACCGGCGAAGTAGATGAAGCCGGTCTCGCTATAGTTGATGCCCTTGCGCCCGAGGTGGGTGACGTGGCCCTTGCACATCTCGCTGAGCCAAGCGATGGTGAGGGGCTTGGTGGTGATGACGTCGCCGTCGAGCCAGAGGAAAGGCTCTGGATCCTTGGCGGCATCATGGAGAGCGAAGACCTTTGCGCAGAATTTGAGGGCGTCGAGTCGGTAGTTGTATCCCTCGGGGGTCTCCCCATTCTTATCCGGGTGCTGGGTGCGGAAGGCGGTGAATCCTTCCACTTCCTCAAGACGTTTCACGGTGACAGCGCGATGCCCGCACGTGATCTCCGAGGGGTCCATCCCATCCACGTAGATGGTGAGTGAGATGTTGGAGTCCCAGAGGCGGGTTGACTCAAGGAAATTCTTGCCGTAAAGGTCCCAGCCCTTCGGCCCCCAAGAAGTGACGATCTTCATCGGTAGAGGTCCACCACATGTTTCCAGTTGAAGTACTCATGTTCCACCAGCGCCTTCTCCGCATTCCAAGCGGCGGCGTAGGGGACGTCCTTGTAGTTGGGGAACCACGGTCCCCCGTCAGTGAAGTGCACGGCCTTCGGGCTCTCGTAAGAGTAGCGCGTGGTGGGACTGTGATATGGAAGCCAGTTCCACGTCTCGTCGATTTCCCCTATGGAGTCCGTCCACTCGAAACCGTGCAGCCACGACCCCTTCTGTGTGTTGACTGCTTCGAGGTCCAGCTTCCGGCAGTGGGGGTGCATCGGATTCAGAACCATGAGGGAGGACCACAGTTTGCGATGGTACTGTGTCTGAGCCACCCCATCCATCTTGATGGATTCTTTGGGAGCAAACTTGTGCTTCACCACCGAGACTGCCACATCGGGGTCACAGAATTGGAGCATCTTCTTGATGTCGTCGAAGAAGATGAAGTCGCAATCCACGAAGACCACAAGGTCCTCGATGCCGTGCCTCTGGGCGATGTGGGGTACGAGGAAGCGCGAAAAGGAGAACTCCGTAGAGAACGGGCGCCCGTCCCCCACGTCGATCATCTGGTTGCCTTCCCGATAAGATGTGCGCCAATACTTCCCTGCAGCCTTCAGAGAATCCAGCTTGAGGGGGGTGACGACACAGGGGACGCTACAATGCCGCTTGACGCTATGCGCGGCTACCTTGTAGGCGATGTCCTCCCTAGAGTCATAGCCAATGAAGATGTGCAGCATGCATGAATATTAGGGGGCATGCACGCGGGGGGTCAAGACCTTTTGTTGAAGAGGTCGAAGAGGGTCTTGATCTTTTCTTCCACCACGGCCAACCGGTTGTCCATCTTGGCGAGGAGTATGACGAGGGTGACGAAGCCCAGCCCCAAAGGCCAGAGCCTCGATACGATTTCCACAAAGTCCATCAGATCCTCCCGATGCGCTCCATGTACTCGCGCTGCACCACCTTGGGTACCGCATCCTTGCTCTGCGGCTCGATGATCTTCTTGACCTTCTCGCTGATGCCCGAGTTGAAGGAGGACGGATCTTGGATGATGCGATCCCGGGGGGCCTTGCCCTTGTCCTTCTCCATCACCTCGTTGCGCAGCGCGATGGCCTCCTCCCGGAAGGCGGGGTCCTTGGTCTGGTAGAATTTGGCCATGGCGACGGCGATCTTGTCGCTGTAGCTGCGGCGCAACCCCTCAGTCTTGGTGCCCAGCTCCTTGGTTTCGCGCAGCGCTTCGCGGGCCTCGGCCACCTTGGTGGGGGTAAAGCCGATGGCCACCCGGAAGATATCCCCCATGTCCTGCATCTCGCGCGCGGGAAGCACGGGCTCCAGCTTGCCGGGGCTGATGTAGCCCACTTCCTGCATGGCTTGGCTGCGCGCCGCGTTGCGGAAGGCGATGGGGAAGAGGGAGGCCACGGCCATGAGGTCCATGCCCTTCCGATGGTACATCACCGCATCCTCGATGCCACCCTTCACCGCCCCCATGAGGGGACCCATGTTGAGGAGGTCGAGGCTGAGGAGATTTTCGGGGACGACGTCGAGGGCCGTCCTCTTGGAGATGTCGATGCCCGTGGCGCGGAACGGCCCGTTGAGGACATAGTCGGCCAGCTCGGCGGGGGTCCCCACGAAGGACAGCTCCGGCACCTCCTTGAAGAGCTGCTGGATGGTCTCCCGCAGTTCGGCCTTGAGGGCGGTGGGAGTCATGCCCAGCTCGGGCCCCACCTCCCTGAGCAGCTTGTCGAGGAGGTCACCCACGGGGGCGGCGAAGGGAAGACCCCAGAGGCCCGCCGTGGCGAAAAGCCCCAAGAGGTGCAGGGACATCACCTTCTTGCCCACGTCGAGGGACATGAGGCCCTTGCCCCCATAGTATTCCATGGCGCGACGCTGGAAACCCAGCATCTTGAAGGCGAAGGGGGTAAATTGGAGGGAGAGGCCGCCCACCATACCACGCATGTTGGCGGCGCGAAAGCCCTTTCCCATGGTGAACTGGGTCTCGTTGATGGCCCACTCCACGGCATCGAGGGGAGTGTTGATGGTATCCCCCGTCCCCTCCGCCATCTTCTGGAGGCGCCCAAAGGACTTCTGGTCCTTGATGAGGTCGTAGGTGGCGAGGGCCGTGGTGAGGCGGTTCACCGACTCCGAGACGGAGAAGGCGAGGGACATCACCTCCATCACCTTGCCGGTTCCCTTGCCCAGCGCATAGAGGTTGGGGTCTTGGCTGCGGGCAAGGAAGGAGGGCGCTTGGTCGCGCGTAAGCATGGGCTCGATGGTCCCATTCTTGAACAGCTCCTCCACCAGCCTGCGCCTCTCGTCCCCCTTGATGGCATCGAAGTTGAAGATCTTCTCGGGGTCCGTGGTGAAGCGGATGCTGCGCAGCACCTCCGTCCCCGCCTTCATGGTCGCGAGGGCCGCCCTGCCCGTGCCCGCAATACCGGAGAGGAGGGGCCACGTCGTGTGGAGGACCTGCGTGGGCTGCACCAGCGCCGAGGAGATGTTGCCCCCGATGGTGTAGAGGTAGGCGAGGCCCTTCAGCTTGGCCGTGAGGGAGTCATCGCTGTGGAGGTAGCGCTCCGCATCCTCCGCGATCTGCTTCACTTGGGGGTTCTTGATGGCGTTGATGGTCTCGCGCCGCCCCAGCTCGGTGGCCTTGTTGGCGACCCAGTCCGTCATCGTGAAGGTGTAGGAGGGGAAGGTGCTGCGGAAGTAGCTGCTGAAGTTGTCCTCGCGCAGCCAGCCCGGCACATCCCGGCGACGCCGCAACCTTCCTTGACGCCCATGCTCCGCCTCGCTGCGAAGCCGCTCGATGACCTTCTTGGTCTCCTCGTAGGCGTTCTTCTTGCTGGGCACCATGATGCTCTGGAAGAGGGCGTCGATGGAGCTGAGGCTGTCCACGTCGGGGACGTAGGCCTCCATGAGTTCGCGCTCCTGCTGGAGGTCCCTCACCCGCACATTCTTCATGCCCGCCTTCTGCATCTCGGCGCTGCGCTGCATCGCCCTCTTGCGGGAAGTGCGGAGGCCCCCGGCACCCAGCGCGGCCTCGAAGCCTTCGATGACCTTCTCCCCGCCGTTCTTGGCGAGGTTGGCCTGCAGCCTCTTGAGTTCCCTCTTGTCGGCCTCGCTGAGGGCCCCGACCTGCAGGGCATCGATCTTCTTCTGGGCGAGGGCGGGATCGAAGTACTCCACCGCGAAGCGGCCCCGGCGCACCTGCGGGAAGTAGTTCTCGCGCCGCGCCTCCTCCAGCATGCGGATGGTGGCCCTGTCGGTGGCGTTGGGGATGGCCTTCGTCTCGATGTCGGGGTCGTAGCCCAAGGAGGCCTTCACCGACTTGATGATGTTGTCGTAGATGTGGTCGAGGACCTCGGCGGAATCCTTGCGCACCGCATTCAACTTGGGGTTGAGGGTGAAGCTCTCGCCCTTCTTGAGGCCCACGAGGTCGTCGGCGGCAGTGATGGTGTAGCTGCCATCTGCATTCTCGGCGCCCTTCATGCCCGCATTGAGGGCTTCCACCACCTTCATGATGGAGGCGGAGTCGGCATCGTTGAGGTTGCTGACGGCGCGGATGGTGGGCTGGTACATGTGGGCGAAGCGGGCGCGGATCTTCTCGCCCAGCTTGACGAGGTTGACCCACGGCTTCAGCTCGGGGAATACCGACGCCTGATTGTCGATGGCGATGAAGGAGTTGGCGAACTGCTGGCACAGGCCCAACTGCTTGAGGAGGCTGGGGTTGTTGTCCTTCAGCTCGGCAGTGCGACGCAGGGCCAAGGCCTCCTGCATCTGCCTGCTGATGACGCCAGACTCTTGGGGATTACAGACGGCCATGGTCACCCGCACGAATAGTCATCTGGGATACCCTTCTCGGCAGCTTCATCTTGCTTGCGCATGCGCTTCATGGTCTTGTCGATGACGTCCTTGCCGCTCTTGGAGGTGCCCTGCGGGATCTCCCCCTCGGACATCAGCTCCTTGGCCTTCTGCAGGTTCTGGAGGTAGGCTTGGGCTTGCCCCGGCGTCATCTCGGAGATCTGCTCGCGCGTCAGCCCCGCCGAAAAGAGGTCCGTGCGCATCTTCTGCGTCATCATGAAGGGGGCCCCGGAGGGCTCCGTGATGGGCTTGGGCTGCGCAAAACCCCGGGCCCCAACCTCCTCCGGCTTCACCCTGCCTACGGGTTCCCTCTGGCGCGCACGATATACCAAGCCAGCTTCCTTGACAACCCCCTGCCTCTCAAGGGATTGCCAGAGTTCACCAGCCTGCTTCTGCGTGAGCTTCTGGCCCGCCGCCCCCTCCAGATCCTTGAGGGTGAAATTTTTGTTGGGGCTCGCCATGAGGCGATTGGCCACGGCGCCCCACGTCTGCTCGTCGATCCAGCGCGGCAAATTCTGGGGGCCGCCCTGTACCTCCCGCAGGGGGAAGGTGGTCTCCACGGGCAGCGGCTGCGGAGCCTCGGGGAATGCACGGGCGCCCCCACGCTCCCCACGAAGCTCGGGGATCTCGCCCCGGAAGGCTTCCTCTTGGGTGCCACTGCGAGGCTTGCGGAAGGTGCCGTCCTTGCTACGCACGAGGCGCATGGATTCTGGCACCCGCAGCATCCCCGCAGGGGTCACGTTCTTGGCAGGGGCATAACCTTCAAGGATCTGCTTGAGTTCCTGCATGCCCACGTCGCGGATGCCCGCGCGCTGCAATTCGTTCTGGAGGGCGGGCAGGGAGACGGTGCCCCCCGGAGGAACTTCCTTGAGGGCGTTTTCGAGGGTGATGGTACCCTGCTGCCCCAGCTTGGGCGTGGGAGGCTGCGTGGGCTGAGCCCTCTCCTGCTCCTCGCGCATCGCCACTTGGGCGCGCGTCCTCGCCTCCTCGTAGGGCAGCCGGGCAATCTGGTCGAGGCGCAGCCCCGCGCCCTGCAGAGCCTGCGTCTCCTCCTGCGTGAGGGTGGGCGCCGGAGCCTCCCGCGTAGGAGTCCCCCCGTAGGGCTGGCCGACCATGGGACCAAGCAGTTCACGCTCTTCGCGGCGCTGCTGGAGCGTGGTGTCAGCCTCGCCCCGGAGGAGGGACTGGGCCTCGGCGAACTGCTCGCGTACCCCCGGGATCTCAAGCATGCCCGGATCCTGCTGCACCTCATCGACGAGACGCTGAGCCTGCTGGCGCCTATAGGAGGGACCCTGCACCACGTCTTCCGTGGGGGCCACGTTGGGCGCCGTGACTTCGCGAGCCTGCACTTCCTCTTCGGTGCGCATCCGCTGCGCCGTATCCACCACGTCGCGCTGGACCCCCGCCTTGAGGACCTTGAGGAGCTGCGGGACGGTGTAGGGCTTGCCGGTCTCCGGGTTGACCTCTCCCGTCTTCACCACGTCCTGCGCCAACCGGAGGAGGTCCTGCGGGTTGGGCGTGACGGTGGGACCCTTCTTGGTCTCCCCAACGTCGATGCGGATGTTGTCGAAGCGGTTGGTAGACTCGGCGGCCGCCCTCTTGAGGTAGTCCACTTCGCTGGGCGGAGGCCCCGGGATTATGGGAACTTCTTCGCCCGCGATGCGCTGTGCTACGTAGGCCTGCTGCTCTTCGGCGCGCTGCCGGTCGTAGGCTTCGCGACCAGCAATGGCACGCTGCATGCGCTCCTGCAATGCCTGCTCTTCGGCGGCCTTGCGCTGGTTCTCTTCGAGGGTCTGGGCGCGCTGGGCTTCTGCGGCAGCCTTGCTGCGGGCACCCATGGCACCGGCGACGCCACCAACGGGACCGGCACCCACGCCACCCTTGAGGCCCGCGTTGATGATCTCGTTCCAGTTGATGGTCTTGTCGGCGAGGATGGCGGAGGCCGCCTGATCGAGGAGTTCCTGCGTGCCCTCCGTGAGCCCCTCAAGGGCCGCAGTCTCCAAGGTGCCGCCGATTGCCCCGCTGATGCCGGGCCTGCCCTTGAGGAGGCGGGCGGAGATGACGTCGGTGAGCTTGTCGGAGAAGTCGGTGCCCCTCGTCTTGGCAAGGAGGCGCACGGGGCCGATGGTGTCCAGCATGGACTTCATGGTGCCCACGACGAAGGCGGCGCCCACGTTGTTGACGCCATCATCCGCCAGCGACTGGAAGGACTCGGGGACGTTGAGCAGGGAAGAGCCGAGGAAGGCGCCGCCCACCTGACCCGTAAGCTGGGAGACACTCTTGACGGCGGCCTCACGCGCAGCCTGCTGGGCGGCGGCAGTGATGGGCTCACCGAGGGCTTGGCGCTCCGCAAGGATGGCGGCTTCCCTCTTGGCAACTTGGGAGGCGAGGAGGCGTCCGGCCCCGAGGCGGGCACCACTCTCCGCCACCTTGGCGCCCGCCGCAGCAGCACCACCCACGCCAGCCGTGGCCGCCGTCAGGGCGAGGGAAGGAAGGGCCTCACCCACCGCTTCCCCGAGGAAGGAGAGGGCGGTGCCCACATCCTTGACGTCCTCGTAGGTGACGCGAGAGGACAGGCCCTTGGCGGCCAGCTCATCCATGCGCTTCTTGTAGGCGGCAAGGTTGCGCTGCGCAGCCTCCTCATACCCCAAGGCCTGCTGGGCCAAGGCGGGAATGAGTTCCATGGCCGTACCCTTGAGGCCCTCGAAGCCGGAGACCAGACCCCTCTTGAGGGCCCCCGGACCCTCCGGGTTCTTGCCCTCTACCCAGTCGATGCCATTCCACTCGACGTAGGATGCACCGGGCTTGCCGGTGGCGGGGACCCACTGTTCGCCCGCGTCATCCCACTCAAGTTTGCGGGGAGTTGCCATGCACTATTACCGAGAAGGCCTTGGGGGAGGGGGACGAGTAGGCTCGCTCTCAATTCCACCCAGACTCCGAAACTCTTGCCTCAAGTCCACCCATTCGGGGTTTCTCTGGTAGTCTATATCGTTTCTCTGGATGTCGGCCATGCGCCTGCGAATACTCTCCATCCGAGCCCGGACGTCAGCAGCCGCTGCAGCATCACCACGAGCCTGCGCACCAGTGGCGGCAACATCCCTGCGAGCATCTGCCGTGAGGTAGGCTCCGGTAGTGCGCTGCACGGCGGACTGCATGCGACGGATGCTCTCCAGCTCAGCTCGCTGCTCGGGGGTCCGCTGCTCCTCGGGGATACGCTCAAGCGGCTGCGCCTGAGTCTCAAGCCGCTGCACAATAGCAAAGACCTCTTGAGGGGGAATCTGTTGTCTCTGCACCGCCACCTTGAATTCCAGTTCGGCGCGGCGGATGGCATTCTCGGAACCCCGGAGGGATACCTCCAAGCGCTTGAGGGCTTCGTCGCTGACGCCCTTCTCGACGTCAAAGCGGGCCTTCTGGTACTGGAGGTCGCGGGTCTTGGCAGCCTCGCCAACGTCGAGGAGCTTGGAGGTGATGTCACGCTGCGCACCGAAGCGGCGGTAGGCTTCCTCGCGGGCCTCCTTCGCCTCCTCGCGCTTGCTGAGGCGCTCCTTCTCCTTCTCGGTCATGTACTTCTCGGTGCCCTCTGCCACGGGCCCAGCGATGGCGGAGATGGCACTCTGGCCCAGCTTGGGCTCTGCCGCGAGAATACGGAGACCCGTCTGCAGCATCGTCATGTAGGGGTCGGCCTTGTAGGTTTCCTGCGCCTCGCGCTCCCCGGGCATCCCCGCGCTGAGCTTGCGCCGCGCCTCCTCCTCGTTGAGGTCTGCGGGGCGCGTAGGCATCGTGAACTTCGTGGGACCCGGGATTCCACCCATGCCAGCGCCACCACCAAGATACTGGCGCACCGCCGCATAGGGATCTGCGGGAGCTGCAGGAGGTGCCGTAGGGATGGCCCTCACGCCCTCTCCGACCTGCGGAGGCCCAGCCATCGTGGCCTCTTCGGCCTGCTGCGACGCCAGCATCTCGGGGGTGAGGCGGGGAGGACGCGCTCCCGTGGAGCGGAAGATATCGACCTCGGTGGGGGGCGCCGGAGGCTCGATGGGAATCATGCGCCGAAGCATCCGGTCCGCATAAACGGCGGCTACGGGGTCAGGCGGCGGGCGCGGCGTCGGCGGAGGCTCGGCACGCGGAAGAATGGGAGAGGCACCCCTCGGGAGATCGTAGGGGGCGCGCGTGACATCAATCATGGCCTCCCGAAGATCCACATCGAAGGTCTGGGGATCGTAGCCCATCCTGATGACGACGTCGGGCGGAAGCTGCCCACTACGCTGAAGCGCCGCCAACTCCCGCAGCTCGTTGTAAGGAAGCTGCTTCAGTGGATTTTCAGCCATAGGGGCCCCCAAGGATTTCGACGTCGGGACGGTAGCTGCCTACCCGCCCCAGCATCTGCTGGATGTCGTCGAGGCTGGCATCGCTGCGCTTCTGGAGGGCGGCCCCGCTGGGCTTGCCGGGGGCGGGCTTCACGGGGGGAGCCGGAGGCGGCGGCATGGGCGGCGAGATCTCGTCGCGCAGGGTCTGCTCGTCGCGCTGCTGCATGCTGCGGAGCTTGTTGGAATACTTCTGGGCGAGGGGCGTGCGGGGGATGCCCCCAGCCTTCGAGACGTTGCCGTAGCCCGCGAAATGCGTCACCGCCGTGAGGTGATTGAGGTCATCCTCGCTGAGATTGGGGAAGCGGCGCCGCAGCATGGTGCGGTTCTTGTCGGCCATGTCGGCGGCAGCCCACGCACTCTGCGAGACGCTGAAGGGGTCGATGTCGTAGATGCGCGCCGACTTGGGCGTGAACTGCAGGATGCCCATGGCGCGGCCACCACCGGGAAGCGGGGTACGCCCCAGCTCGGTACGGGGGTTCACGGCGTCGGGCGTCTCGATCTGCTGCAGGTTGACGAGGAAGTTGGGAGGAAATCCCCGCGACACCGCCGCCTCGATGAGCAGGTTCCGCTGCACCTCAGGGTTATCCTGATACTTCAAGTCGTAGTACTGTCGGAGCGGATTGTCGTCAGCCATGTCAACGGCCAAATCCGGGCAGTCCAAGAGCCGTTGGAGACATGGCCGAAGCCCATGCGGCAGGAGATGCGGTGGGTGCACCGTAGCCCATGAGGTTGTAGATGGAGGCGCCAGTAAGGCCAAGACCAGCAACAGTCTGCAGGGGAGACTGCTGCGGGACCAGAGTCTGGCCCTGCGTCGTGGTGGTGGCGCCGGGCTGTGCTCCACGGAGGAGGGCCCCGAGCTGACCCAGTTGCTGCATGCCGTAGCCTTGGCCACGCATGTATTCTTGGAAGGCGAGGTCACGTTGCTGCTGCTCCAACTGGCGTGGGAGAGCCTGCGACTTCATGATGGCGTCGAGACCCCCGAGACCCAACTGCTGGGCCTGTGCCCCCATGGAAGCAAACATCGGGGCGGCCTGCAACTGCCTTTGGGCCTCTGCCTGCTGGAGGGCGGTACCTGCAGTGAAGGCCCGCTCGGCCCCCGTCTGCTGGATGTCGGCGAGGCGCTGGCCCAGATTGCGCTCGGCCTCGGCCTCTTGGACGCCATAGCGGGCCCCGCCGAAGGCACCCTGACGAGAAGCCCCGAAGGCCATCTGCGGGCGCATCTTCTCGTAGTCGCGCACCGCCTCGCGCTTGGCGATGTCGGTGACGTACTGCGTGTAGGGATTCATGTAGGAGGAGTAGTCGATGTCCCCCACCCCACGGGAGCCCATGGCGGCGCTCTGGTAGCCAGCAGCGAGGCCGGGCATGTAGGCACCGGCAGCCATGGGGACTTGCCCGATGGTGGCCTCTTCGGTGGCACTCAGGGGGGCGATGCGCTCCCGGGGATCGTAGTATTCGTAGGGGCGCTGGGCGACTTCCTCCTGCCCGGCCTCAACGAGATTCTTGAGGGCTTCCTCGTACCACGCGGGGAAAGCGGAGGACTGCACCGTGGTGGTGGGTACAGCCTTGGCTTTGGAGGTGCAAAGTGAACCCATCAGAAACCCCTGCTGTAGACGCCGCCCACTCGGGCAAATCCGTGGCGCTCGTAGAAATTGTCCTTGCGCACGACGTCCTCCCCATGCACCACTGCCATAAGGAGGGGAAGGCCCCGCATTGTAGCATATTCGGCGGCGGCGCGCAACAGGTGGGAGGCCACCCTAGAGGTGCGGGCACCGGCATCCACGTAGAAGACGAGGTCCCCTATGAACTTGCCGTGGCTGTACCAGTGCTCCACCTCTTGGAGGGCGAGGACTCCCACCAGCCTGTCCCCCTTGTGGGCCACGAAGATGCGGCCCTCCGCGAGGCAATCATGCAGGGCCCCCTCCACCTTGTGGGGGGCTACGGGCGGCAACTGCATGGGGGAGGTGCGGTGCATCTGCATGAGGAGGGCCCCGATGGCGGGAATGTCCCCTTCCTTAGCGGCGACGATCATAGATGCGCACCAGATCCCCAACGCTGTAGTTCTTGGGCGGCTGCTTCTCGTGCCCGTATGCCTTCTTGCGGATGGCCTTGCGCAACCCGTCGAGCTTGCGGGCCCCCGCCGCGTTGTTGCCATCCCCCAATGCAGCCACCGTGGCCGCATCGAAGACGAACTCACCGGAGGAGAGGCGGGCAGGCTGCTTCCCATCGATGATGGCGGGCACGTCGTCGTCCATGCCGCCGCTCTTGCCGGGGACGTAGCCGCCCTCGGCATAGGTGAAGGGGTTGCCGGGACGCCGCACGCCCAGAGACCCGTAGATGTCGCTGGGACTGCGGGGCTGCACCTTGGAGGAGATGTAGGAGGGCGCAAGGGTGGGAGCCACCTCGGCCACCGTAGGCTCTTGCGGGGCCATGGTGGGCACGCCGATGTCGCGGGAGTCGCCGCCCGTGGAGTAGCTGGTGGTGCTGGGCGCAGACATGGATGCCACCCCCGGGGCAGAAGGAGTCCCGATGCCGAGGGCTTCACCCACGCCGCGCCCCACAGCCGTAGCCATGGAGCCAACAGTGGGACCGCCCAGCACGTTGGAGAGTGCGTTGATGGGACCGAAGGGCGTGAAGGAGGTGGCCACGTTGAGGGCGGTGGAGATGGGATTCTCGATGGCATTCATGGCGCGCTCGTAGGCAAAACCCAGCGCCCTATCCATGAGGCTGCGCTCGGGCACCGGAGCCATGGCCCCCTCAAGGTAGCCCGAATCGACATCTTCGCCAACCGAGGGATCGCCGCCAATGCCGGGGCCCACCCCGTCGTAACCCCCATCGCGTTCGGAGGCGTCGCCAAATCCGCCATCGACCATGCCGCCCTCGTCGTAGCGCATCGCGCCGCGAAGGCCAAAGGGGTTGACGGAGCCGCCATCGGCATAGCCCCGCTGCACTGCTTCAAGTCCGCGCATCACTTCCCCACCTTTCTTGAACCCCATGGCAAGCTGATTCTCGTGAGAGGCAACTTTCCCGCCCTTGGCGTATCGTCCGAGAAGGTGCTCCCAGCGGTCTCCAGTAGTAATATCCACAGGGTCATACATGGCCCTGCGACCCGCTTTATACATTTCTAAGTACGCCTTGGGAATTCCAGAAACGACTGTGGACAACTCATCTTCGGGGACAGCCCGCAAAGATTCAGTCATCCGAGCTTCCATCTCTCCGGGGTTAGTTCGATACTTTGCGACTTTCTTTTTCCAGACATCATCGTAGGCCTTGGCCTTCGTCAGCAGATGTTGGATCTGATCAGACGTAAGTGTTGATAGAGGGTATTGACCGACAAGATAATCTAAAAATTCGGCCTTGTCTTTTTTTGACGGTGTCCTAAAATACGTATCAAAAAGAGTTTGAATTCCACTCCTGCTGTCATTCGGAATGAGCTTATCCAAAGCATCAGAGTATTCAGCTTTTGCCAAGTCAAATTTAGGGGGCGCGGAACCCGAAAAACTAGCTCCCCGAACCCAATTTTCATCCCGTTGAATTGCATGCTGAATCTCATGCAACAAAGTATCCCGTAGATCTTTTGGGGTACTAATTCCTACGTTAATTGTTCTCGGGTCTCCAAACTCTCGTGAAACATATGAGCCCGAAAGTTCAGCAGAAGGTCTTGGTTGAACCTTGATGTACTCAAAATGAGGATAAGCTTCGAACAATTCTGGATGCTCAATAGCATCCTTCAAATAATTATGACGTAGCGTAGTTCCTTCATACGGATAGATTATAGGGGAGTCTGGTGTAGCTGTTGACTTGATGAGATTTTGCAGCCCTTCCTCGGAAAGAAAAGCGGACTCCTTGATGCGCATCGGTGCGTCAGAAATCAGGAAGCGGGGAATCACGTCTTCTGGCTCGCCACTCTGAGTCAACTTTCGGGCCCGGCTTTGCCCCACAATGGCAGACGGACTGAGGGAAATTTTTTCTGGAAGATATGCCAGAAGTTCGGCGTCGCTGACGTCGGGAGCCGGGGTGTTGCGCATCTGGCGATACGCGGCTTGGGCTTCCGGCAGTTGGGCCCGAGGACCCACGAACATCCCGAGGGAGCCTCGGGGGACCCGACCTGAGGAGAGGGCGATGCCTCCGCCGCCCACTGCACCCGTGGCGTCGATGATGTCCTTATAGGTGACTTCCTCCGGGGGGAGGTCTCCCTTGAAGGCGGCCCCGATCTTGAGGGCGGCGCGCAGGGGTTCCGCGATGATGGCAGGGACGGCAAACTCCGCCTCCCCCGTATCCTTGCGGGTGCGGAAGGGCAGGATGGTGGCGCGGTCGTAACCCTCATCCTCGAAGGGGAGGCGCAGAGGATTGGGCTTGTCGCTCATGTCTGGTCCACCTTTACGAGACCCTTGTCCTGCAGGTCGCTGAGGAGCTTCACCAATGTGTTGGCCACCGCAGTGACAGTTATGTTACCGAGGTCGATGGTGGCGCTGGTGGGTATTGTACCAGAAACTGCGTAGCCTGTCACTGCGGGGCCCGTCACCACCTGCCCGTGGTAGAGGTTGAGGACGCGCACCAACTCGCCCCATGAGCGCTGGGCATCCGGGAGGAGGGATGCGGGGGGAAGAGGAAGCAGGGGCTTCATCGCTGGCCGTCCGGCGCGACACGGAAGCGCAAGGCACCGAGGCGCCAAGAAGTGTTGACCCCGTCGCCGTCAATGCGGTAATATGCTTGACGGCCACGTATGCGCAGATCGATCTTCTGCGTGTGGGCCGACACGGTGAAGGGACCCTTCGTCACCTCCTGAGAGGCGGGAGTGTTGGGATACTTGAGGGTGTGGAGGGTAATCTCCACGTTGCCCGGCATCGCATCTCCATTCCTGTCGGAGAAGTCGGGAACGATGCGATCCAAGAAGATGAGTTCCTGACCCGCATCAAGGTCAAAGAGATTGCTCTCGATGTAGGAAGGAAGTGCCTGCCCGTCGTCATCGTTGCCATATTCGTGGTAGTACAATTTGGTAGCCGAAGAGGCCACGCCCGCCGCGATGGGGTAGGTGGCAATCCCTTGGTCGATCCACGCCGTGCGCACCATGCTGCCGATGCTCCACGTATTCTCCATGTAATTGAAGATGACGTAGCGGTCTACTTCCCCGGAGGTGGTGGGGTAGAACCAGATGACCTCGTTGTAGGAGGTGTTGCTCCCACACACGATCTTGTCCAACTGGGTGCGATCAAGGGCCTCGAAGACGTAGCGCAGCACGTTGCACTTGAGGGGCTGGGCGGCTGCGCCATCATACACCATGAAGCGCTCATCGGCCATCCAGAAGGTACGGCCACCCACCTCCACCATGGCGTTCTGCCCCAAGGTGCCGCAGTTGGTGCCAATAAGCTGGAAGCCGAAGGTGTAGGGCGGGCCCACCTGCTGCATGCTGTAGAGGTTCTCGTCGGTCCATATCAGGATCTGGCCACGGGTACGGCGCGCCGCCACGATCTTGGAGGCACCCGAGAGGACCTTGTCGCCCGCCGTGTTGGTGGCGGAGGCCGTCCAATCGTTGATGTTCTCTTGGCTGCACCACCGGATGTAGAGGGGGTTCACCACCGACGTGAGGGCGTCGGGGCACCCGAAGGTGATGAGATGGCGATCTTCGGGGCTGACGAGGATCTGCGTATTCTGGGAGGGCGTGGCGGTAACCTGATAGGCCCTCTTGGCGGTACCTTGGGAGGAATCCCAATAGTAGATGCCGTTGTTGCGGGGGCACGCAACGAGGTCCTCGCCCCAATTGTCCATGCTCCAGTAGCGCAAGGGGGCCACGAAGGCGGAGGAGGCAGGAGTGCCCCAGCCTTGGCCCCCGCTCCACACACCGGCGCCCCACCCGAAATTGGGCGCATTGCTGGCGAAGCCGGAGGGGTGGAGGAAGAAGCCGGTTGCGAGACCCCCGCCCGAGGCAGAGGTGGCTGCGGCGGTGACCCCGGTGTCGATGGTGAAGGAGTTGGCGTCCACCACCGCGATCTCGAAGCCCCCAAGGGGAGCCGACACGGGGTAGACGTTGCCCCCAACGGTGGTTGCCACGGAGGTGAAATAGAAGTAGTCGCCCGAGCTGTGACCGTGGGCCGACACGGAGACCGTGATAAGGGTGGAGCCCGCCGAAGTGCTGATGATGTTGGAGGCCGACACGGAGGTATCGACGGGGGTGATGTCGTAGTACTTGCCCCCGTCCCACACCATGAGGTGGGAGTTGGTGCCCACCGCCAAATAGGTGGTGCCCGCGAGGTTGACCCACGTGAAGAGGCTGCGGCCCACGCCGGGAACTTCTACGGTGTCGCCCACCCCGTTGATGTTTTGCCAGCCGCCGATCTTCTCGGGCTTGCCGCTACGGAAGCGCACCTTGTCGCCATCGTACCAGCCGCCCTCACCCGCATAGCGGGTCAACTCCCGGTTGATTCCGGCAGAAGCAGGTACCAGAAGGAGACGGGGACTCTGGATGCCGTCAGCCACCTTTGCGCCTCTTCAAGAAGTCCTGTACGGTGCGGGACTCATAGATGCGGATGCAGGTCCACACGATGGTGAAGAGGGCGGCGATGGCCGGAAGGATACCCGCGAGGGTACCCACCACCGTGGCGACGCTGGCGGTATCCACGAGGGTCTTGGTGGACTCATCCATGGACGGATACCCACAGGAGGATGCCGAGGAGGAAGCCCACGCAGCACTCCGCCCTCTCGGTCCACTTGCCCCCGAGGGGTTTGTTGACCGCATAGGCCACCATGAAGAGGATGCCGCCGAGGGCATTGAGGAGGACCCACGGGTTGTGCCACGCGAGGGGCGCGAGGGAGATTGCCGCCACTGCCACCCCCCAGAGGGCAAGGTAGAAGTGGTCCCTTCCCTTCTCCGTGAGGCCCATGGACTTGTCGAAGTAGGGGAGGGTCATCGCCGCAAAGACGAAGGGCCACAGCACCGCCAGCTTCCACTGGAGGTAAGCGAGGGGAGCCACGATGAGGGCGCTTGTGACGATACGAGTGATGCCCGTGCCCACATGGATGCCCACCATGCTGGTAAGCTGATTGAGCGCACCGCCGCGCAGCCGCCAGCAAAACGCGCACCATGCCGCATACAGGAGCCAACCGATCATGGGTTCACCTGCGCGTTGTTGGGCTTCTTCGACTGCACGAACCGCTTGCCAGCAGTCGCCGTCCAAGTGTTGGAGCCGCTAGCGTTGTAGCTGGAGCTCGACGAGCGCAGCTTGAACCCGCCAGCGGTCTTGTCCGCATGGGTGCCGAAGGTCACGGCGTTTCCGTTGATCGTCAGCGTCGCGGGGTTGCCGTCCGTCCACACGAATGGCCCATCGGCCGCTGCGTTGCCGGTGAAGGTTCCGCTGGTGGAGACTGCGGTGCTGGTGATGTTGGCGGTCGAGAGGGCCTTGAAGCCGCTGGGCGGGGTGTATGCGAATGGGCGTTGACCGAAATTGAAATCAGCAACGCCGCCGCTCTCAGCAGAAGCAGCAAAACGATACGGGCCGGTCAGCCCGGTGAACGCGGCATTCGTGCCAGCTACAGGATCGCCGCTGTTTTGAACGGTGCCGTTCTTGCTGAAATATAGCTTGCCGTTGTCGGCATCGATTATGATCCCGATGACATCGCTGGCGACATAGCTGTTCCCATATGAGGTATAGGAGGCTGAATTAACCTTCTGTCCGCTGTAGTAATACGCATAGGTATAGGTGTCTTGCCCCAGATACCTGTTGGCCGCTGGGTTTGTCGTTCCGGTAATTATGCCGGGGACGAACTCCGCGATATCAGCGCCCATCGTCACTTCGCAGTACCACTTTCCAGACGCCATTTGGATTGTGTTGTAGGCTTGCGCATTGCCACCAGTAGCCTTCGTGAAATTCAAATTGGCAGACGCATAGGTTCCAGTCGTGCCGCTCAAATCAAGCGGATTAAGCGTCGAATAGTTGTTCGTCGGCGTGTCGGTCATCTGGTCGAACGTTACGCCGCTCGTCACCGAAATGCCGCTGGTCGTGAAGTTGTTGCTGTTGCCAGAGGTGTCGTAGCCGATGGTCGTCGTGCTGGCGGCGTCCTTGAACTGAAGGAAGAAGCCGTTGGTGCCATAGGTGCCGCTGTACGCCTTCGGCACCCACACGCCTGTGATGGCGTCGGTCTGGCCGAAGCTAGAAGGCGTCAGGGCTTGGCCGTCTATCATGTAGAAGTTGGCGATGTATCCGTCGAGATAGGTTCCGTTAACGGTGTCCGACATGATGCGATACGCGGTCGATGCGGCATTTAGGTAGGTATTGGAATTCTGCGTCGGATACGAGCCAGAGACATACGTCATGGCTACGCCATTCCAGTACACCTTCACTCTGTCGGCTGCCGTTGCTTGCGTCGTGTCGACGGCAATGACGAGATGACCCCAAGCCGATGGATCTCTGAACAGGCCAGCGAAATTGATGTCATTTGTTGCGTCGTTGCGAACGAAGATCCGACCGGCGCCGCTCGCCAAGTTCCAGCCGATGATTCCGTTGTTGGCGCTTGAACTGACGATGCCAACCTGAGTGCCTGAAAACAGCGAAGGCGCGGCCTTCATCCACGTCGAATAGGTGACCTTCTTCTGATCGGTCGGGGACGCGCCGCTGGTCCGCGACAGGTACGCGCTGTTGCTCGCGCGGAAGCGCAGCGAGTTGGCGATCTGGTAGCCAGCGCCGCTGCCGGCCAGCAAAACTTGGTGGATTGCGGACATTACGAGACTCCGATGCCCGAGATGACCCACTCGGTGTTGGCGATCTTGACGATGGTGGCAATCCCGGCGGCGGCCAACTGCCTGCCACCCACCCCCGCATCGAAGGCATTGTAGAGGGTATCGACGCAGGAGATGTCGATGGGCCCCGCCGATGCATGATTGATGAAGGTGATGGCGGTGCCGATGGCGAAGGCCACCGACGTGTTGCCGGGGATGGTGTAGGTGGCGGTGGAAGTGGCGGAGGCCGGATGGAAGATCTGCTTGCCCGCATCGGCAGAGACGAGGGAGTAGACGCTGGCCTGCACATTCTGGATGACGCGGGAGATGGCGGCCTTGGCGCCCTCCGGGGTCACGGCTTGGTCGGCGGCAATACCCTCAAGGGTAGCGGAGGTATCCGCGAGGCGCACGAGACCAGCCGAGGTGTTGGTGGCGCTAGCAATCCCGAGGGTTACGCGCACCGCAGAGGCGTTGGTGACGCTGAGGGCCCCGTTGATGTTGACCGTGGAGGAGAAGGTGTTGACGCCCTCGAAGGTGTTGGCGGCACTGAGGAGGGCCGAAGGCGGCAGCGCATTGACGAGGCTGGTACCCGTGGCCACCAAGAAGACCCAGAGGTCGCGGGGAAGGACGACACCCGTGCCCGCCGAAGTGCGGAAGGTGACGTCGGCGCCCGAGGCTTGGCAGCGCACCCAGTAGGTCTTCTCCACGTCGGGGACGATGACGCTGATGGCGGAGGTCAAGGTGCCCGTGAGATCCAACACGGCGTTGCGCGCCTGATCTACCACGCCATCGGCGGCACTCACCACGTAGCTGGAACCGCCCGAGATGTCGATGGCCTCATAGCCGGTGATGGCCTGCTGCAGGAGGTTGAGGTTGTTGTTGGTCTTGACGCCCCACGTGTTGGCATTCTCGCCAGTGGCCTGCAATTCGAGGCGGAGGGTGGATGAGTAAGTAGAGGGCATCACACGCCTCCCAGCAGGGTGTTGTCGCCACCAGCGGGCGAGTCATTCTTGAGGTTGTCATCCTGACGAGTGCGGCGGGCCTCGTTGCGCAGCTTCGCAACCGCGTCCTGATACTTGCCTTCCCAGATGGCGGCGGCCTGATAGTTCTTCATGAACATGCAGGCCTCGTGCATGCACCCGTAGAAGAGGGCCTCGGGGGCATACTCGGTGAGCCAGTTGGTGGAGGTACCCACGGGGCCGATGGAGGTGGGGATCTGGACGTAGGAGATCTCCACGGAGGCCTGCGAGGAGGGCGCGGGGGCAATGAGGAGCTGGTTGTATCCCCAGCGGGCGTAGTACTTGGGTTCACCCACGGAGGTGCGCTGCGGCCAGTACTCTCGGAGGAACTCGTCGGTACGCATGATGAGCTGGTTGTACCTTCCCGCCGAAACGTAGTTCACAGCCTTCAGCACCAGCGCGTCGGAGGGGACCGAGACGAGATAGGTGGAGACCGTCGCGGTAGTGTATACCACGAAGCCGTAGGTGTCAATGTCGCGGGAGAGGCGCATCCGCGTCTGGTCGATGAAGGTGGGGATGGCATCGGCAAACTCGGTGTCGTCATTCTCCGAGGCCGACTTGATGTAGTCGTAGAGCTGGGTGTAGGAGGTGGACATCAGGTGACTCCTGCGCCAGAGATCATCCACTGACCCGTATCGACCTTGATGATGGTGGCAAGGGCGGGAGCCGCCAGAGTGCGGTTGCCCGTGCTGCCATCATTGGCGAAGACGAGGGTGTCGGTGGTGATGGAGACGGTGACGGTGCCCGCCGAAACCTGATTGATGAGGGTGATGACGGCCCCCAGAGGGAAGAATACCGAGGCGCTGCTGGGGATGATGATGGTGGCGGCAGCAGTGGCCGACGTGGGATGGAGGACGTGCCGCCCGATATCCGCAGAGACCAGCGTGTAGGTGGTGGTAGCCTGCACATTCTGCTGGACGCGGGACATCACCGCGTAGCTGGCCTCTGGGGTAACGGCCCGCTGCGTATCGGTGCCAGCAAGGGCCGCACTCACGTCGGCAAGGCGCACCAGCCCCGCAGAAGTCTGGGTGGCGCTGGTGATGTTGAGGGCGCTGAGGAACCCCGCCTTGTCGG